CAATAACACCTCCTGTGTAACCAGAGTCTGGAATTAGGTTGCCACGTGGTGTTGTGGTTGTTGTTGACCCGCCAGCATTAACTGTGATTACATGTAACTTCGAGTTAACTGGGTATAGTGTGCCTACCACAGTCTGCGTTCCGACTAGTGTATTGGCTTGACCCAATTTCCATTTTTGTACTGTTGCCATCTTTTATCTCTCCAAATTTGTTTCTTTCTATTATTTATGCAGACTAGTAGAAATTGAGAATAAAAAAAAGCACTCCGAAGAGTGCTTTTTGTGTTCCATACATAAAGTACAGATCTTACATACCTTCTAAAGTAGTAGGTTCTGTAACTGTTACAGTATTTGAGTCTGATAGTGTAGCAACACCACCTGAAACTGAGAATGTACCTGTATCAAGTACTTGTGCAATTAAGTCTGCCATTTGATTGATATCAAGTGCATGTCTATCAACTACACAGTAAATTTCTAAGCCAGTAGACTTAAAGTTAAAAGTACCAACTGCTGTACCAAATGCGTCTGAGATTTTTGCCGCCGCCGCATCTGATGCCGCTACTGCTAAACCTGAACCATTTAACACAACTTTGTATACTGATTGTGCTGTATTTCTTTGCATTGTACCGCGAGCTACTGCTGTTGGGTTAGTTCTTGTAAAAACTGCCATTGTATTTCTCCTAATTTTATTACTCGAGTCTGTCCGAGCATAAATTTATTTATCAAGGTTCCGCCAAAAAAAAGCACGCGGATTATGCGTGCTGTATTTTATTTAGGATTTACTTTAATTTGCTTTTAAAGTGAACAAAAATGTCAGCTTGATGTGCTGTACTCTGTAGTACGTTCTTTAATGCCCTTTTAGTTACGTTTTTTTCTGTTTTACTCGGTAAATGCCAATCAGTTACATTACGTCTTGCTGAACTTAGCTCGCCGCTACTGATTTTAAAAGTATCTTGTAGTTTTTGGAATAATGCTCTGTCTAGTCCTCGATCTTTCCGACCGCCTAGTATTTCTCTAAAGTATCTTCTTATAGCTAGTACAGGTACTGATATACTAGCATTACTTTTTATTCTTGCAGAATACTTGTCTTGATTATTTAACACAGCTAATAGGTTATGCAAATCTGTAGCACTGGTACGCATAGCATCAAAGTTGGTGTAATCCATGGTGTCACTTACATATTTTTTAGCCCACTGCGGATCCTCTTGACGGATAATTTCTAACATCAGAAACATCGTGAATGCCATCTTTGCAATATCATTTGCACTCTTTCCTCTAAGAGTATCACTGCCTCTAAACATTCTTGCTTCTTTTAATTCTTCAATAAAGTCAAACATTATGCTTTACCTTGGAAATTAGTTCTTGAAAATTCTAAACGATCAACTAATTTTATAGCACCACCATCATGTCCGATAGCAACAAAGCCTTCAGGTGTAGTAACTCTATACCCATCATTGGTTTTTTGGAAAGTACCGATCCCTTCTACTTGTTGTAGCTTACGTAATAGCATTGTTTTCATTTCAATGAATCTTTTATACACTGCCATGATACCAGTTAATGAATTAGCATGATCTGCTATCCATTGTTCTTTTTCTTTAATTTTAGTTAATCTGTTCTGTGCGGCTCTGTCAGTGATATTGTCTATATCTTTAGTCATTACATCACGATAATGTGCAACAAAATCTTTTAGAAATGCTGTTGGTTCTGTTACTTGTGTTCCTGATCTAACCATTTTATTAACAAAAGGTTTAATATTACGGGCAAAGTCTTTGTTGTCTAATATGATATCAAACCTTGACTTACCAATCTTCTCAATGGTTTTATAAGTGCTGTTTAACATAGCTTTAATTTTTTGATTTTCGCTTTGTGTGAGGCTAGCTATACCAGTATAATCTTTATATGTAGCATCATCAAACCATACGTCTTTAGTTTGATTCAATCCTTGTATGTTAACTATGAATGACGCTTTCATGTCTTCGAGTGAGTCACCTTCGTAGCTGGTATGGAACACGATACCTAATTTAGCTTGTGAAATACGCTTACCTATTTTTTGATCAACAGGTACAGCATAAGTTATAGTGTTAGGAGTAAACACATAGCACTGCTCGTTATTAACTTCTTCCTGTGTTACATCACCTTCTGTAAACATTAGGTCGCCTTGCATTACTCCGCCTATGCCTAATTTTTTAAGATGCTGTAGTGCTGACTGTAGTTTTACTGCTAGCTCGGGCTTATCACTGTAAAATTTAGCAATGTCTTTTGTGGTTTTACACAGCTTAGGTTGTTTTGAAAAAGCTGACTTAGTGCCAACAAAGAAACGACTGTCTTTGGGATCAACACCACATACTACTGCTGGTGAACCGTCCCACTTTACGGTTAGCTTACTGGTAGTTCCTGTACCTTCTGATAACATGTTATGTAAACTTTCTACATAATCCAATGCACTCATAGCACCATCATATCCACCGTTAAAAACCAAATCTTCAAGATGTTCAAGGTGTGTGTTCTTAGCTTCAGCTAATAAAAATTTTGGTGTTTCTTTTTTAATTTCAAATAGTTTCATTATAGTACGTCTGCTGGCTCTTGGACGACATAACCTTGGTCAGCGGCTTTGTCATAGTAATCATTAAATTTTTGTATATTTGCTGGTTGTTTAACTCTATACAGTCTAGTCTCTTTGTCTCTCTGAACCTGCCCTCTAAGACTTTTTGGTAATTTATTCAAATACCAGCCATCACGCCTCACAATAATATCAACATCATCAGCTCTGAATAAAGGATGAGGGAATCTGTATTGTGTAGTATTATCTAGAGTAGCATTAACATCGTAATTAGGATTTCCTGGAACTGTTTTGCCTGTTGTATCTATTTCTCCGGAAGCCAGATCGTTTAATTCTTGTTGCATTTCTTCAGGAGCAGGTTCATATCTTCCAGCACCTACTTTTACCCCCCATTTATCGCCTAGCCAGCGATAGCTATTCCCTTTATGTTCGAAATCTTGAATAGCTGTTTGTTTGATATTTTTACTTTTATCTGGACTGTAGATTGCTTGGCCGACACCTTTTGCGATGCTTTTTAATAGGCCAGCTTCGTTTGTTAGTTCTTTAATCTTCATCTTTAACTTTCCTTATACCTCTAGAGAATTTTTTTGGATCCTGTCCTTTGATTGCATTCAAGAAGCGATTTTCTAACTTTGTTGCAGTAACGTCATCGTAGCTTTCGTGTATATGTTGTATAATGTTGATCGCACTTTTGATCACATTATTGGCACGACTTTCTAGGAGGTTTTCTTTGTCCTTGTGGATTAGAAGTTCGTCTAGCTCTGTTAATATACTACGGGTTTTTTTCTGCACGGTATTGCTCCAATTTAGTATATTTATGCAACTTTATACATCTAATAGTGCCACCCACTCATTCAGCTTTCTTGAGTCCAGCTAACATATTCTTTAACTTGCTTGAGTCTACTTGAGCGTTTACTTTACTAGCTTCTTGTGATGGTGTTACTGTTGCTTGACTTTTTATCTGCCCCATAATGTTTGAACTACCTTGACCTTGCCTGTTTTCTTCTTGGGCATCTTCTCCCGGATCTGTAATACGTAAACTGTTAAGATCAAATTCCAAATCAACTTTCATACCAACACCAGAACTTGATCTAGTTTTCATTAACTGTATTTGATATCTTCCACGTTCTCGCATTGCACGACTTGTAAATATACCAAACACATTATCAGCAGTATTAATTTTACTTAATCCACCTGCGATATGACTATGGTCAAACTCAATTTCTTCTACTGCTCCACGATTCAACTGTGATGCTGTAATCATTAATATGTTAAATTCTCTTGCCAAGTTACGCAGTTCTTCTGACACATACTTGTCTTTAACAAATAAATCATTTGGTGATACTTTAGCACTCACAGGCATAACTAAATCTAAATAGTCAACCATGATAAAATCAACTTTCATTCCTGTCTGTACCTGTAATTCTTTAAGATAACTTCTAATTTGATTCACATTAGATTGTGCTGGCATATACTTGATACGTAACTTACCTGACTTCTTGCCAACCATCTTGACTTTCATTTCAACTGTGTCCATATCTTTAAACACTTCTTTTGTTGAAACATTAGCAACCATTGAATCCATACGCATAGCACACAAGCCTTCGCTCAATTCCAATGTTAAGAATACCCCATTGAGTCCTTGTTGTATCCAATTAATTGCTATGTTCTGCATAAACAAACTCTTGCCACTACCAGAGCCACCTGCAAAGATGTTTAGTTCTCCTCTGTTCATCCCACCAAACAATCTTTTATCTAATGTGGGCCATCCTGTACTTAACTGTCCGTTGTTATCTTTAATTGCCAACAGTCTTGTCCTTGGATCTTCAAAATAGTCTGTACCCATGTCTTTAGTTAAACTAATTTGCACTGCGTCTTTAATTAATTTTTCTACTGGATCATACTCGCCTTTCTCAAGTAAATCTGCACTCTTAAGAATAGCACGTTCTAGTTCTTTCTGTCTAGTGAAGCCTTCGAACTCGACCATAAACCAATCATAGTGATCCTCAGTTAGATCTTTGATAGGGTTTAGCTCTACCTTAGTTACTGCTAGTACCTGTTCTGCTGTTGGTAATGTTTTATGTTTATCTGCATGCTCTAACAAGAACTTAGCCGTTTCCTTATAGTTCCTATCAAAGTTTTCTGGATTATAGATGTTCTGCACACGCACAAAACTCTGTGCATCCTGCATCATCATTTCTAAAAACAGTTTCTGTAGTTCTGGTGTGTATTCTTTTGTCATATATATTTAATTATACAGTTTTTTACGCATAATCTCAATCTTGAGTTTGCTCGTTTCTTTTGCATCTATTATTGATTTTAGTACAAACAGTTTACCGTAACGTTGTACAGCTTCATTGATGTCTTTGCAAGTTTCCTGCCACACTGGAAAACTTGCTGTCCACCCATATTCTTGTGCATCTTTTAACAGTTTACTACCTGCTTGATCTCTATCCGCAACAACAATGACTTCTCTGCCCAAGCTGTCGATTATATCTGCTTGTTGCTCACTTATTTGGTTACTCATAACAGCAACGCCATCTACACTCATAGCA